AGGCCGTCGCCTGCTGTGAATTGGCCTGCGCCTGTGAATTGTGTGAAAGCGATCGCGGTTGTGCCGACTGTCACGTCGCCATCATTTGTACAAACATATCCAGTATCTGAATTGACTGTGCCTTGTTGCACAAATACAGCAGATCCTGAGAATTCACTAGATGCATCCATATCTGCAGCACGTGACCACTGATCGCCTGCGACAACATAGATCCCGTTTTCTGCTGCACTTGTCTGATTCTTGACTAGTACACGATCGCCTGCTACAACAGCGATGCCGTCGATCGTCTGAGTGCCTGAAAGGGTGATATTTCCAGTTGTAGCAACTACAACGCTATCTTTCCAATGCAAGCCTTGAGCAAGTGCATCAACGTAGCCTTTTGTTGCTGCGTGTGAATCTGCGGATGGTGTTGCAACTTGCAACACTGCAGAAGTAAAATCAAAAGTTCCGCTTGATAAGTCTAATTTGTTAACGTCAACTGCCGCATTTGCGATCTGACGTCCTGTAATTTGTACAGCCATGATATTTATCCTCTAAATAGATAGGTAGTAAGAAAAGAGCATTGCGCTCGGTTAGATTGTAGTCATTGAAAGGGGGATCGTCTATTCCAGATCAGGCAATAGAAGTTATACAACTCTTTGAAATCGTGCTTTTATTTCATTCACGATAATTGTAATCTGTTCAAGTTTCTGCTCAAGTAGTGACATGCGTTTATCAAGATCGTTAATTTCCTTGACAATCTGAGTGCGCATTGCATCTTCACGGGCTTGCATATCAACGATCACTTTATCGTATCGATCTCGCAGTTCTTTTTCTCGAATTTCCTGCTTTTTTTCGCGCTCGTCTGCTCTGGCTTGCTGCTCTCTATTTTGCCACCAAAGAAACGCAGCAAAGGCGGCATTTGCCCCCCCTGACATAATCAAGTGAAAAAGATCTTGTTCTGGCATGATTTACTCTCCCATCAACAAAGTATATGAAAATCGATCGTAGCCAGTTTCTGCAACTTGACGACGACAGAGGCCTATAAAGATATCATATTCATTAGGATCTGCTATGACTTGGCATCCTGCGCTATATTTGCCCACTGTCTCACTTTCATGCGTTGCGCTTGCTCTGTGGATATTGATCCCGAAGTATCCGCTTTCTTCATTCTGTCCGTAGTCGTGGACAGTATCGCCATTTCGATCACGCCATACAGACACCTCTCCACCACGCTGCACAAGGGCTTCATATTGGCCTCGATGCAGTCCGAGCATATACACGCCCCGATATTGTCTATTGTGGCACAGGATCGCTGTATTGCGGCTTTGTAGCCAATGTTTTCCTGCGTCAGTTGTGCATTGGAAAGCATGCCAGATCCAGACGCCTTGATCTTTATAGCAAACATGGATCCAATCATCGAATTGATCGGCCTGCCCCTCTGGATTGCGCTCGCCTATAATATTCAGATCCCAATCCTGCCCATCAAACACAACAAAGCCCTGCGATCGTGCTAGTTCGATAATCTTTGGAGTGCCTGCACATTCTATTCTCATGATAAGATCCCTAGTGATAAATTGACTGTACTCTGTGATGGATTCCAACGGACGCCCAATACCATTGCACGCCTATTGCTGTAAGTTGATCCGATCGCGGATTGCAGTCCATAGATATAATTACTCGATATTTCGACTATGTCACCAGCGCACAACAGGCAATGCTTTTCTGTGACTGTCAATTCTAATTGTTCAAATGGCTTGCTATCCCACCCGTGCAATCGAGCATTATCGAGATCGGCTTTGTCCTTTTGCTTTGGATTGTCGATCCGATATACAAGGGCCAGATCTCGCAATATCTCAGCATCTGCAGGCAATGATCTTACTGTGGTACTTGCATTGCTCCGAGTTGTGATCCCTGAATCATATACTTGTATTGTCGATCGTTCATAGACTGCAGATTGACTAGACGCATATAACTCATGATTGTCTATGCTCACAATATCCCGATCGGTAATGTGATCGACAACTGCAAAAAATGTCGCCTTGTTCGGATCCTGACAAACTCGCCACGATAATTCGTTTTGTCGCCAAACAGGCCACATGCCCATTTTCAAAACGGCATCCAGAAAGACAGCAATATTGCCGCCCTCATTGATCAACAATTCGATTTCGTGCGTGCCTGTCGAAGTAGCCCAGTTTTGCGCATAATACGCATTTAGATTCTGCAGGTTAAAAAGGTTCGGATTCCAATTGACGCCTAATCCCCATGATTGCGGATAATCATCAAATACGCCCTGCGTGCCGTTGCCTGTTGACATGACTAGACGAGCAAAGACGTAATCGGGCCGCCCTCGAAGTCGTGCAAGGCTTGTAATCTTATCCCCCACGTGCAGATGATCATGGGCTGCCGTACTAGGATAATTGCCAGTGCTAGCGATATTTAGATAGCCTGCAGGGGCGGTTGTTGTCGTCTTGCTGCTCCAAGTCCAATAATCAGAATCCCCGTGCGTTGCATCCTCAACAAAGATCATGCCGTTTTGCCCCGTCTCCTGTTCGAAGATCGTAATATCGTCAAGATACAATCTGACGTCACTTGAGAAATTAAAAGACGTTGTCACAGATGCCTGCTTGCCTGCATTGCGCCAAAATTGTACTTCTGTGAATTTGCTTGTTAGACGCGTTTGCATCATCGTCAAGAAATCGACGAAATCAAGCCGCCAAACGCCGCGCCCCCCTGTGATATTGCGAAGTTGTCCAATGCTCACACGATTGCGGATCCCGTCGCGTATCATGATCAATTCTGCAACTGCGCCTCGCTTGAATGAAGATCCCCCATTTAAGGGTCGAAGATCCCCGTTGATCGTGACAGTAAAGCCTCCAAAATTGATGCTCCATCTTTGCGGAGTGATCTGCGCACTGTCGATCGTGACATCTGCGGCCCCGATCGCAATCTCTGTATTCATGCCAACAAATGCGCCCTGTGACAGATTGTAATCATTGCTAGGGGCAAGGAAGTTAAGCGCATAATGAATCTGCTTTGATCCATTGTCGAGCGTGTCTATGAATTGCTGTGACCATCCCATTTTATGATCCTAGTCCTAGAGTTTGCGGAGTTTGCGGCTGTATAGGCATTTCGATGCCTCCGACTGCCGTGCGTCTTTGTCTAGGGATGCCGTCGAGCGTGCCACCGCCTCGACCTGCAGGCACTGCGCCCGATCCTGTCACTTCTCTGACTAACTGACTGCCTATCGAGATCCCTGATTCTGCTTGATAATCAGGATGGAAAGAGAAAAGGGCTTGATAATCGACAACAAGCCTGATCGACAATGAGAATAGCCGCCCGCCCTCGTTTGTTATAATGCTTTGCCCCAGATCACTCTGTGGCCTTTTCAGTATCGGATAGTAACGATAATGACGCAAGTAAGCAGGCTGATCATATTGAAAGCATAGACGTTGATCAATGTCGAGATTGCCCCCCGCGTTTGATATGCTGCCATTTGATGCGATCTTGACTTGCTCTTGAATCAGTGCAGGGCTTGACGTCTCGACAACTGCATAATCATCGATCCCAACTGCGACAGAGGATCCGACAAGATTAACAAAAGGATGCGCATAGCAGTTCAGTCTTGTTGATCCTGAGTTTTGCACGCCCCTCAACGGGTGGCAATAGGCCTTATCTGCATCCGCTGCAAATGATACAGTAAAGCCCCGATCAAGATGATTCTGCATTGCATGAAATCTGTAGGCTAGATCCTCACCTAATATCATGCGATCCCGTTGAATCGTTACAACTTCCTGCATGCGTCCAACAGATCGAGACATAGAGCCAGTCAGAGAGACAGCATCGACGGCTTCTGTGATCATGTCGCTATACATTTCGCCTAATGCCTCGCCTAAATCGAGGATCACGGGGTGCGTATAATTGCCGTGCGGTTCTGGATAGAAAAAGAATTTTGCATTGCCCATGTTAACGGCCTCCAAATAGATTGCTGCTTGACGTGCCAAATTGATTATTGAATCTGATTTCGATCTGACGTACTAAGGCATCAACAGCATTGCGATCCACAACTGCGCTATTGATATTGACAGTCAAGCCGCCCCCTGTGCCTTGCATCTGTCGATCGACTTGTTG